GCAAGCTTTTCCTAGTGTACACCTGGCTGTGAGGCCAAGTGCCACCCACCCCGATTAAGGGGGAGGACTTATGTCCTTTCTTTTACTCGGTCATATCCGCTCTAATTCATGGATGAATAGAGCCTCTAACCGAGGCACTGTTGTGTTCAGAACAGGCAGGAGCTCGAGAGAGCCCCTGGAGGTAGTTCGACTTGAAGTCTGTACTGCCTCACTTAGTCCTGATCTGGCCCATGTGGCGTTAAGCCATTGCGGATAACCGCCGTACCCGCTTGTTTTCCGATCAGTCTTCTCATGGAGACGACTTTTCGGACTGTCGAGAGACACAAGCTGATACTTAAAGGTGCAATCCGCACCACCCCAAAGGATGTTCGGGACGAATCCCTTAAGCCACAACCATATTTCCTCGATCGCAGGATCAATAACTGAGCTAAAAAGCTCAGTACCAATCCTAAGATCACCCCAATGACGAAGCTTGTTAGCGATGTCAATAAGGTCGGCAATATGATTGATGGGCTTTCGAACATAGAAAGGAGTGATATCGACACCGTTCCAATAATGACCACCGCAACTCTCCCGAAAAGGGCCTTCTGTATGTGACTTATCAGGGTTAACCTGAAAGCCAAAATGCGAAAGGGCAAAGCTCACATAGTGAGCTGCTGCAGAGGGAACGATAATGTCATCACCGTATACGGAGACGACACCACGTGTTCCACGGAAATAGGTTACGGTACGACTAATGACGTAGAAGAGCAAGCTCTCCAGTTCAAAAGTAAAACCGTTTCCCATCGACGAGAACATGTGGTTCCGATGTTCCTCACCATCAATGATGGTGACATGACTCCTCACAGAGTCAAGGAGGGTGAACCAGGTCATGGGGAGCAACATGTATACCAATTCGGTAGTAACCGAATCGCTAGCGCTAGACAAGTCTAACGTAGCAAGGGATCCATCTTGGCTTCCTTTACATGCCAATGATCGGTTTATCGACTGATCATTGAGGTTTATCCCGGATCTAAGGAGGCACTTACGTAAGTAAGAGCCTATCCCCTTCTGGACGAACATGTTCAGATCGGGCTCCTTACAGGCGCAACGATCTATATCGGTTTTCTTGGGCACAGTGAACATCACATTGCCTGGAACCACCTCAACAGCTAAATTGAGGGAGGTCTGAGCGTTGATCCATCCTGGCACTTCGCCAACAATTACGTCGGTGAAGAGCTCAAGACATCTCTCCGTGACATGTGCTTTACCGTGGTACTTATTAGCCGGGTGGCTAAAAGCACGCGAACGACTCGTCGAGGAACCACCAGAAAATGACCCGATAAGGGCATCTACTGGAGGTGTTTCCCCAATGATTTCCACAATAGTGGATCTACACTTCTCAACAAAACTACTGAACGGCACACGCGGTAAAATGTTATATTCCGCGTGGGTTGTTAAAAGCCGGTCAGTAGTTGCCTCGTTGTCGCGCTCAGCAGCGAGCCATTTGTTAATGGCACGTTGCTTTCGCACTTCAGGAGGGTCCGTATCTTCCGATACGAACTTAGAGAAAACTTCCGAGTTCAGGTAGTCAGTCTTGACTGACGACGGGAGCTGGGATAGTTTCTCCTTGAGGAGGAGTGTAAGGTCGAGCGGTAATTCCGGTTCGCGAAACATACGTTTCGCGGACCGCGGTCGATGATGGTTCATGTGGTTGTCCAATCATGAGAGACGGTCCCCTTATGGGAACCGTAAAGAAAAAGGCGAGAATGACGATCACGAAAGCAACGATTGCGAGAATCGCAACAAGCGTGATGTCATTAGAGCCTCCCACCCTGCGCATTTTAGTACAGGGTGTCGAGATTGTCGATCAGAGAGGCCGCGAGGCCCTCCGAATTCGCGAGCAAATCGCTCAACATCGCGCGGGTATTAGCCCGCTCGACCGTCGACGACGTGCTCTCGAACGACAGAACCACGTCCGCATAATGCGTACGCAGGACTGAAGGTCGAGCAATCCCGTTCACGGTTTCGTTCGCGACCACCGGAATGGTGAGCTTGAACGTAACCTTTTCGCGGCCCTGAGAGGTCCGCGAGCGTCCCACGGTGAGACGTTCATCACCGACCGGTACGCCGGTCGACTTCACCAGAGTGGCGATTCCGTTTTGGGAATCGATACCACGGGGGGCGAACGAGTGATCGCTGCCCTGATTGTCTGTGAGGACAATCGGAATCATCTGAGGCATATTATAGTCTCCGATGGCAGCAATTAAACTAGCCACCTTGTGAAATATGTCAGCGGAATTGCTGACATAGGTGAAGTTAGCAGATAGTCCGCATTTAAATTGGACGAATTCTGCTAATCTTCTGACTCTATTACGGAACATGACTCACCTTCCGGAGAGCATGTTGGTGATCAATGCGATAGCATTGGCCGTCCGTTCAGAAGATTGAAATGGGTTCATGTTAGCATACATGCTAACAGAGGGAAAGGAGTTAAGTGTATTACGTACGAATTTCATACGTTCTACAACATACTCTCCTCTACTAATGGTAACCGCAGGAGGGTTAGCACGTGTATACACGGTTAACTTATCCTGTATTTTCGCATTAGTATACCCACTTCGGAAGTGAAGGCCTGCCGTTCCAGTAAGTGCGGAAAGGATATTCCCAACGGGAATGAACCAATCTACACAAAACGAAAACGGTTGAAGCTCCCAAGCGATTCCAGCCGGGTTTAGCAACCCATAGGAATCGAGTTTTGAGAGAGCGTCGGGGATAAACTGACAAGTTACCCCAACGTTGTACGTCCCTGTCTCAACTCGGTGGCCAAATTCGCCATTGCTAGTCGTATGACTAACAGTGCCGGATTTCTTTGCCGAGATGAGCATCGGCTCCCGGACCTGATTCCGCAACAATTGTGCGGTATCGTGTATGTCTTGAAGCAAAGGCTTCCAGCCATACTGCATCTCCAGCCATTTGGCGGAGAGTGGTCCAGGACGTAAGAAACGTTTGCCATCGATACCGAGATAACCGGCAGCGCCAGCATAGTCGCCCTTACGGGCGGCCATGAGGGCCTTGACGGTTGGCACGACATATCCGGCAATCATGTCATACGTCTTTTGGGCTTCCAATATACTGACACCAAGCTGCGCATTAGCGTTCTCCCGTTTCTGGGCGAGCTCTAAACGAAGTTTGACGTTAGTCTCAGCAGTCTTATTGTCCATTAGGACACTAAGACGCTCAGATGGACCCCAAGCGAATGGATCTTGCATATCTCGCGAGATGTGAAACGTATCCACGACGTCTACAATTACGTAGCCGTCAGGAGCAATTTCACGCCTGCGCTGCTTAAGCGGAGATTCATTCACACTTCCGACGTTCCGAGACCACTGAGTGGCCTCTTTATGGTCAGAAGTGCCATACGAATCACCCTTGGTCGACCACCATGTCCGTACGTCGCGAGTATTCGCGTCGTGATAAGGCTTGTTTTGGTAAGTACCAATAACAGAGTTCTCAACAGGGACAATGGTAGTTTGATCAGGGTTTTTACGTAGGAAATAAGCCACGGGAAGTAACCTTCTTGTGAGCCGGCTATGCCGACCTGATGACGAGGAATTGACGAATGTCAAAACCAACTGCGGTATTCCACCGCAGACGTATGGTTTAATACCATTGCGCCATCAGACCCGACCCCCTAACG